TTATGAAACTGCATCAAGATATTCGTAGGCAGCTGAAGAATCATATTCTCCTCTCGGATTTAAGGCAACATTCCCCAAATCGGTTTCTATGTAGTTATTTTCTGTATTCATTTTATCCTCCTGTCACATTTTCAGTCTGTACTTCAGACGTGATCCGGTTCTTCGGAACCGAACCTTATCAACTGCTGGATCTGAATACAGTTTTAATTTGCCTGTCACAACTCTAAATGCAGCAAAAAAGACATTTCCTGTTTCTCCTTTCAGATCAGCTTTTTTCTGGCGGATATAACTATCAATGTCTTTCTTTCCATTTTCCACTCTGCCCGAAATAGATGTGGTCTCTTTCTTTGCCTGTTCAGCGTAATATTTTGCATTATCTGTATCACATTCTGGATGTTTCTCATGTCCATGCGTCCATGCTTCAGCCTGCTCCTGGGCTCTTTCTGCTCTTCCAGCTGCTTCACTCACGGCTTCGACTGCTTTCCGGAAGAGCTCCGGTTCTCCTGGTGTTCCAGGAACCTCAGGTTTTGGTCTTGCTTTAACCGGTATGGTTATTTTATGTTCTGTGTTTCCAGCTGTGTTTTCACTCAGGTATATAAATGCGTATATTTTGTAATTTTGATCAGTTTCTTCGTTTTCCAGCATAGAATCCGGAATAGGCACATCTGTTACAGAATCTTTCGTTGTTCCTATTCTTGTTACAGATGTTCCACCTGTTTCTTCCAGCGAGAAATGCATTTCTACTGCCCTTGGAAGATTTAAGCCCTGAATCCGAAGAATCTGTCCGTAATCATACTGCCACGCTGTTTCGGCCCGAATATTTGTTTCTGTTTCTGAAAAAACAGCAGTGATTATATTATTCCTCTTCTGCCTCCCTCTTTAGCAAATTCCATTCTTTTTCCGTGATAATATCCAATGCCCATTCTTTCGGGATGTATAGTTTCATTCTTTTATTGATTTTATTTTTTCTGTAATATCTGTTCCAGAAGTAAGCATTCGCCAGTGCTCTTGCTTTGTGCATAATGCATATATATGTTGCCCTGGCGTCCGGTGTACCGAAAATCTGGTAATTGTATGCAGTGCACCAGCTGCAGCCCTCTGCGATATGACAGTTAAAGCACTCGTCTGTGCTCTGTGTTCTCCTGTCAATTTTTTTCAAACGCTCTACGCGGCATCTGTCGCATTCCGTCTGGCAGATTCCATGATCTACATCTCCGATTGAATAAGGTTCCTGTTGATTTCCCAGAGAGCTTTCCATGTAGCGCAAACACGGATATATAATTCCTGCCGGATCTACGGCCAGCATAACACCATTCCCACCGCACCAATTTTCAAGATCATCCTCCTGTTTTGGATGGAAGAACTCCTCTTCAAACAGCGAACAATAATAATCATTTTCGAAATCCATATTATTTTCCAGAATGTAATCCGCGAGACGTTTCATTTCGTTATATAGTACGGTGGCGTGAATTGGTTTCCATCCATCCTCGTATACGCAGTTCGCATTTATTTCGTAATATCCCAGTTCAAACATATGGACAATCGCATCGTATGTATGCATGACATTGGCCGGCGCGATAGTGATCTTTGAACCCATGTAATTTCCTTTATTCATCCAATCTTTTGCAGCAGATACTGCAAGGTTATATGATGGACTTCCATCCGGGAATATGCGGCAGGAATCATGCAGTTCTTGATTCCCGTCAACTGTGACCGAGAAAGACAATCTGTTCTTCCATTTATCAAGTACTTTCCTGACCTCTGGATCATGATATAATGTTCCGTTTGAGCATATAGAAAACATTGTTTTATCAAGCCAAGGGTGATTAAGTTCTATCATTCTGTCAATTGCATATGAGCATATCTGATCTATTAATTTTGCTTCTAGCAATGGTTCACCGCCAATGAAGTCAATAATCAATCCTGGGGATTTGCGAGGATTGATATATTCTTTCATCCCTTTTTCTCCGGTTAGCAACAGATCTATCATTTTCTCAGCCGTTTCAAGGCTCATTTTGCGTTTTCCTTTTTTGATCTGGTAGCAATATGTACACGCCAGATTGCAATCATCCGTCACCTGGAAGGTGACTGTTTGTGTTAAGATTCTTTCTTTTTCATCTGCCTGATGAAGTTCCGGATATAATCGGCTTAATTGTTCCGTGTACTGCTCAGTTCTTTTCATTTTCAACACCTTCGATTTCGCAATTGCACATTATGTTGATCTCAAGTTTCGTCGAATTGTTTGGAAGCATCCAATTATATTTATGCTTCTTTATTGCTTCTGGTATATACAACTTTTCAATTTCCTGAACTGCCAGTTTGTACTCCGCTTCCAGTTCTGCTCCTTTTTTTTGATATGCTTTAAATGCTTCGGAATTGATCACATCCGGATCGTTCGGATGTGATTCAATGATTCTCTGGATAACATCTTTTGCAAATCCCAGTTCAAAGTTTAATCTTTCAATGTATTCTGCTTTTTCTCTTTCGATTTCTACAATTATCTTTCTCATAGTTTCTCCCTTCTTTAGATTGCTCCAAGTTTTATTGTGATCACACTTCCTCTGTCTGACAGATCCTCTGTAATCACGTCCACTTTCCATCCTGGGAAGTCCCTTTTTGTTTTTCCAACAGTCAACGTAAACTCCGAATCGTTTCCGTCTGATAATTTTTTCTTGACTGATTCAAAAGTTTCATTCTCTCCTACATACATGGTGATGAGACTGTTGTAGTTTAATTCATTTCCTTTTCCATCCTTAAATTTTTCAAATGAGAATGAATTGTTCATCCCTGCTATTTCTATTTCCTGTTTATTTTTTAAAACTAACTTCATTTTTCTTCCTCCTGTTTTCCAAAAATGACCAAGTCGGTCATTTTACTGTAGATGAAACTTGCCCATAGCATGTATCTTTACATGTATTTCCGCAATTAGTAGAACAATTTGACGAGCATGAAGTACTGCATCCTCCGCAAATCGTAGAACAGCTATTTGAGCACGATTCTGCGCATCCTCCCATGCATGAAGATGTACATTCGGATCCGCATGAACTTCCGCACGAACTGCAACCAGAGCATCCGGTGCATGATGTCGAACATGATGCTGTGCATCTGTTGTCGCATCCGGTACAGTACCCCGAACATGTTCCGGAGCATCCCGAACAATCGTATGAACAACTGTACCCGCATCCAGTACATCCATTTTTGCAGCCGCCCGAGCAGTCATCTGCGCATGTTGCAAAGCAGGAACCTCCGCACCCGTTTGTGCAATCTGCGCAAGTCTCTGCACAATTTATCGTGCAGGTCTGGAAGCAATCCGTTTTGCAGCCACCCGAACAGTCATCTGCGCATGTTGCCTGACAACCCGTACATTCATCCTCACATGCTCTGTTGCATAGCCTATCACAATTCCCACTGCATCCAGTTTTACAGCTGGTTGAGCATGCAGTTCCGCATGAGCTTCCGCAATTCCCTTTCGTTGTATTCTGACAGCTTGTCGCGCACTGAGTTCCGCAACTAGATGTGCAAGCCCTTTTACATTCCTCCTTTTAAGCTTTTGTTGATGTTGTGCATCCTGCACCGCATGTATGCGTGCAACCGCTCGAACAGCCACCTGTGCAGCCACCACAGCCACCTGAGCAGCCATCTGAGCACTGTTTTCCGCACGTAGTGCTGCAGTTTCCAGAGCATGAAGTGCATCCCGTACAGGTGGATGTACAGGCCAGTTCGCATAGACCTGTGCAATTTCCCCTACACCCCGATACCTTTGCATCTTTCTGTATGTTCAGCATTTTATCTGCGAAATTTTCTGCTTTTTCCAAGGTCATTTCAAGTGCAGTTCTTTCTTTTTTCAGACTGTTATCTTGCAGGAAATCGTTGATTTCCAGAAGTGGATCAATGATCTTTTGAATGTGCTCGTCTGAAATCTGTTTTCCATTCTGCGGCATGATACTAAAATCATATTCCTGTGCTGCATATTTCTTCAGTGATCCTCCCATTTGTTCTGCCGTTCTGCTCATCATTACTTTTTTTACTTTTTCTTTAATTCGTTTCAAAGATTCAGCTGTTATGATCCTTATTTTTTCTCCTATACTGCTGACACTGACGTGTAAGCCGGATTCACGAGCATATAGTCAATTGTTACTGTTTCCATTATTGTTGTTTTTAAAATCGACGCTTCGATGTGCATTTTCGTACCTTTTTTCACTTCCCCAAAGTCTACGACTGTTCCCAAAATCTTATATTTATTGTTTACATCAAACATGTTTGGTGAAATGCGGATTTCTTTAATGATCTCTCCGGTATATGATCCTTTTCTGATTTTTACAGATATAACAGAATCTGTTTTCGATATATCCGAAACCTTCATACGAATCATAACTGAATATGTTCCTATTTTCAGTGCAAGACTTTTTGAGAACAACGTTATTTCTGATATAGAGCTTGCATTTTTGCTCAGAACAGGGTATTCTGCTTCTTCATCGTTAATCGTAGCTTCCGTCGAAAGATTTGTCCCTCCGACATAAATTCCTCCAGCATTTTCTACTTTTGCAAGAGTTTCATCGACCTTGTCCATCATGTCTGCGAAATCTTTCACGTTAAAGAAATCATCATCCTCCGGTTTTGGGAATCCATAATTAGTTGTTTTCTGCAAATGTTACCTCCTCATTCCGCAGCTGGTAATATGTCTTATCTTTTAGTTGCTTATATATATAAGGTTTATATTTTTTGTATTGATTGTATCTAAGAATTATTTCTAGCAAATAGTCAAGTGGTACCATCTGTTCAAACAGGTTCTTGACGCTGTTGGACATATATTTTCTTGTCACTTCGATTTGGCATGACAGCAGTTTTCTGTCCAGATCTATCTTTAGTATATAATTTTCTTTTCCGAGTGTAGCATCCAGCTTTTGACGTAATGTTGTTTCTGTGTATACAGGGCTTAACCACCACCTCAAAAGAACTTCCAGTCTCCGGTCTTCCAGGCTCGCCGTATCAAGAGGCTGGATTCCAAGGATCTTTTCTCTGTGCTGTATGCCTGACTCTGCAGATGTCTTAATTGTGATATCCTGATCTATTTCTTCCAAATGTCTTTCAAGAATTTCGCCAATCGTGTCTCCTGCGTCGATGCACGCTTTTATTTCCCGGATATTTATTACAGCTTCCGGATATTCCACTTTTATGTGCATGTAATCTCCCCTTTTACCGGGACTGATTTATCTGTTATCTGTAGATTGTCATCTGTCCCATTGATCAGTGTTCCTGTGACATCTATTATTCCTTTAATTTTTACAATCGCAGCTTCTATCTGCAAAATACGTACAATAATCGTGTCGTTTTCTTCCCATTCTTTTCGAAGACTAAGCAGATATTCATCAACAGCCTGATTAATATAGCTCGTTAAAGCTTCTGTAGTGTATCCGGATTCGCATGTTATAGTCGTTGCGATATTTACGGTTGTTTCTTTTACTCCAGTAACAGATACTCTGTGTCCGATGGGTGCGAACCCTTCTCCTTCTCCACTGTTCACAACCGGGTCCACTGCCGTTTGTGTTGCAGTAATAACATCTTGTGATGGTGTTCTATAGTCCTGTCCAATGATAGTTATCGCAATTCTGTCAGATGGCGTTTTAACCCGTTCCAACTTGCATCCATAGACACCTCTCAGCTCTTTAACACGGCTTTTATAATATTCTCGGTTTCCGGCGAATCCTCGGTAATTATAAGTTGCCAACAGTCTTGCGCGATAGCTTTCTGTTTCTTCTTGATCAGTGCCTTCCAGAATGCACTTGATGCTTCTACCCCATTCAAAATTCTCCACATATTCAATAGGGTCAAGTTCTCCTGTAATATGGTTTGGTTCTGCTCCTGGTTCGTCGCATCCAAGTCTGTATATATGTTCCGCATCATTTATTACGTTAAAAACAGTGTAGTTATATTCATCAAGGTTCCACCTCGACCCCAGCGGCACTTCACAGTTAAATTGAGCGGTAATTTCTGAATATGTCGCTTGATTGATGTAGCATCCCCTGTCATTTCCATTCCTGATAAGGTGTTCCAGATCCGCAGTGTCCGCATACATATTTTTCTCAATTCCTGAAAGTATCAAATAAGCTTCCTCAAGTCTTACTGCCTGTTTTGCACATGCATTAAATATCAGACTGCCTTCCGATGTGTCGATATCATCCGGCATATCTTCCATCATTGAGCGCATTATTGTTTCATAAGTCATTTCTTCAAACATCTGTACTCACCTCCCCGTCGCCAAGTTCTGTTATAAGCCTGAACGTCAGTGTAATCTTTTCTTCCTGTTTTACGCATGAAAAATTCTCAATTCCGGTTATATACGGATTTTCTGTCAGACATTCTTCCGTCATCCTCTCCAGTTCGGAATCTGTCAGTTCTTCAGAATAACTCTTTCCTACAAGATTCTCATATTCCTGTCCATAATCTTCTGAATAGATATAAAACCGATAGCGTGGTGTTCTTAACGCCAACCACGCCCACACAAGAAGCGCATCGTATCCTTCGACCATCTTTCCGGAAAGTTGCCCTGTCTCAAAATCAATTCCATATTCCCGGGGAATATATAAATTTTCTTCCTGAGTTTCTTCTTCAGTTTCTTCAAACGGAAACATCATTCTGCTTCCACCACCTTTGCAATCAAAATGTATTTCTCATGTTTATGCAGTTTCAAGAGAAGAACGATATCTCCTTCTTTTAAGATGTTTTTTCTATATTCTTCCATAGTGACATTATGGTCGGAGTCTGTCATATATTCTGCCGATTCAGGTTTTGAAGCATGCAGGAATATTTTTTTGTTCGGGTCCAAGCGCAAATTGCAATCTATTAGATAATCTTCTTTTTTCAATGTCATTGTGTCTATTCTGACCTTTCCCGACTCCATCATAATTCCAAGTTGAGGTACCGGAGCGTTATGGAATTTTCCAGCTTTTCTCATTTGCTCTACGAACCGTTCGTACGTATTTATAGACCTTGATATCTTCCTCCATTAATAGCTGCGGTTACTTTCTTTCCCTGCCACTGACTTACATTTAATAGTGCTCCCGAGTTTGAGTAATCGCTTCCGCCCATGCTCTCCCATTCTATGATTGACCATCCAGAAGCAGGGTAGTCCTGCCAATGTCCATAAACACTGCCGCTGCTGTCTCCTGCATTCTTTTCATCCGCAACAAGGCAATTCAGTTTTATCCCACCTTCCAGTGTAAAACTTATAAGGTCGCCACAAGAGCCAAAGTATGATCCCACAGCAACAAGATAATAACCATCTATAGTCGCTATGCCATGATCGCTTGCTCGTCCCTTCGCATTCCATATATCTGCAACCCTTCTTTGCATAGAATCACCATTCCATCGGCTATACCAATATGGATAAATCGTATAATCCCATGGACATATGCCGGATTGTTGCAGTCCCGTTGGTACCGGTTTGGACGTACCAGATATAGTCGCGCCGCTTCCAATTGATATTGTTGTAACAGGATAGTCAATGTAACAAAATCCGTATACATCACTTCTTCGGTTTCCATACTGCTTTCGCGCTGCAAGTCCGCCTGTTGCGCCGCTTGTATTTCCCTCAATAGACACATAATCGTTGATTCCCGATCCGGAAACGCTTTCCACTAAGCCTATATGGCTTCCTCCACCCGGTCCGTACACTACCAGTGCGCCAGTTTTTGGCGTTGTTCCAAATTTTCCTCTTGCCCGGTACCATTGTGTCACCTCAGAACAGCTTGCAGTCTTTCCTCCACCCATAAACAGGTCTCCATGTCCAGATTTATTAAATATTGACCACTGGAAGATGCAGCACCATGCAACTCCATTGTACCCGTAGTATTGTGTGGCTTCATTCGTACTTCCTGATATTCCGATCCACGCTCGTGCCTGATTCAGTACATCATCCAGTGCATTGCTGGTCGTTGTACTGCTGCCGCCTGCAGAATTCGCAATCTGTTCCTCGTCTTCCTCCTGAATATCCATCACGTTTTTGAACGCAAGTTCCAAAGTTGTCGTATAAACTCCACCGTTCCATTCATGGCTGTCATTTTCTATCCAAAATTTTCCCTTCAGTCCGGTCCTGGAGTCCTCTATAATCACACCTAATCCAGAAATGCATCTGTAGTCCCCAATCATAGTCAAATTTGCGGTTTTATTTATGCCTTGCAGTTCTGCCTTAGCTTCTGTTTTCCCGTTTCCACTATCTACGGATATCGCGTTTTGAAATATGCCGTATTTCTTTATCCAGTTTGAGTTACTCACACTTCCAATTTTATTATTGTTTGAGTCATAGATATATACACGATTTACCATGCTGTCTAAATCTTCTGTATATGAGGACTCTGTAATTCTTTCCCCCTGCCGTATGTGGAAATTGGGGATAACTTTCCCTTTCTGTATGACCTCCAACTTATCTCCGTTCATTTGTGCGATGTATTTTTTCTTGTTTTTTCGGTATGCTTTTGTGTATGCAGCCATGATAATTTCATAATACGGGCGTTCCTGAAAGAATATTTTCGCAATAGGCATCTTAGTTTTTGCAATGGATCCGGTCTTTACTTTTACGTCTCTGCAGACCATCTGTGCGATTTTTTCAGGGGTTTTGTTTGCAAAACGGTATGTACCGCTAGATCGTAAGAGATGCATCATGCCGTCAGTTGCTGTATACTGTAGCTCACCCATTTCAGATTTTCTTTCTCTTTGGGTAATAATTCCGACAAATTTCGTTTTTTTATCATCCGGATATCCTGGGTAGAATACAATTTTGTCTCCTAATTTTATGCCAAGAGTCTTGACATTCTTATCATTCGGGCTGTATGCAACACTAAACGCGACTGTTCTGGCTGCCTGTTTAGCACTCCCAGCCCAAGTCACACTCGTTACATAACCGGTTATTTTCGCATCATTCCACATTATTTTCATGGTATCACCAGCTTTGTCCCGTCATATATATACCAGCCATTTACACCATTATGTGCGCTGCTTACACGTCCATGCTTTTTTGCGGCTTTTTCTATGACAGTCTTGTTTGCATTGTAGATTTTGTTCGCATAGGATCCTGAACCGTAATATTTTTTTGCGATACTCCTGAGGGTGTCATTTCCTTTTACTGTATGATTTTTTTTCTTTGGTTTATTGTCTGATCGGCTGTTCTCCTTTTCTGGCTTCTTTTTCTCCGTTTTTACAGGTTCCAGGACTGCCTTCAACGGTTTCGTGTATTTTGGCGGACGATAATCTTTCATAGTGATTGAATATGTTATATCGCCCGTTCCGTCGTCTTCCCCGAACTGAAAAGATGTTATTATTACATTTTTATTAATCTTTGTTTTTGTAATAATGAATTGAATAGGGGTTTCCTGCCATCCGAGGATTTCTTTTACATACTCCCAAGGATTTCTGTCTTTTGCATAGTCTGCAAAAGGGTAATCCTGTGCCGGAAAAAAAGACTCAATCGTATACGTTTTAAGTCCTTTTTTTCCAAGTATTGTTACATCCCCTCTTGTTTGCACATTAACAGTTTGATGTGTATTTTCAAAGGTCACGTTGAATGATGCCGGTCTTATAGGAAGTTGTATTGATTTGTCTTTATTCTTTAACCAGTATTCCATATCTCCTCCTATGCTGTCTGCGGCATATTATCAATTGCCTGTTCAATCCTCTTTACAATCGCCTCGGCGATCTTGTCGATATCCGCCTCTTCTCTCACCACGATGCTGTCTGCCAGTTTTGCAATTGCAATAGAATAATTCTTCCTTCCATCCTGGCGTGCTATCCGCACAGATTCATCGTGTGGATATACTCTACTTCCAGTTGGAAGGTCAACAATTTCTCCACCCTTTTCGCTGATCTGCACGATTCCGCCCTGCCAGTAATCAGTACCTTTCGCCAAAGTCGGAATCGTTGGGATATTGAATCCGATATGCCCTCCGCCAACAGCACTGGGTAGGTCAACACTTATTTTATTAATCGCTCCAATTGCTTTATTCACAAGGTTGATCACCGCATTAAGCGGTGTCTTTACAAGTGATTCCAGTGTTCCGAAAATGCTACCTACCGCCTGAACGATTCCATTCCATGCTTTTTCCCAGTTTCCCTGGAACACGCCTGTCAGGAATGTGATAACTCCCTCGAACACTCCAAGCACTCCATCGATTATGACGCTTACATCATCAAAGAATTTTACAACATAATCTCCTGCTGCTTTCCACACTATTTTGAAAACAGGTTCCAACGTCTCTTTCAAGTAAGACGCTACTTCTTTTACAAGATTAATAAACGGTTCCAACTGTGGCTGTACTGTTTTCCAGAAATCTGCAAATCTTTGTCCGATCTTCTGCAAGATCGGTGCAATTCTGTCCCAGTTTTTATAAATCAGGATTGCTGCTGCTGCCACTGCCGCTGCTGCAATTCCAAATGGGCCAGTCATAATCTTTGCAATTCCCGAGAATCCTGAAGCACCTGTCAGTCCCGTGATTGCATCGCCTATTTTTCCAAAGTTCGAGATCATCGTGCTTATTCCGGTAGAAATTTTTCCAAACCCCATTAAAACAGGTCCTACTGACGCTGCCACTGCCGCAAATTTCACGACTGTCTTCTGAGTAGTCGGCCCCAGTTTATTCCATTTGTCCGTAAATTTCTGTATAGCACTGATTCCTTTCGTAACATACGGAATTAATTGATTTCCAATTGGTTGCAGTACATCCACCTGTATGGTTCTCCAGAGTCCTCCTAAAGCTCCTGATAAAGTGTCGTATTTTACATTTACCAGTCCTTCGACAGATTCTCTGCTTTTATCTATAGCATCACTCGCCGTTGACATGGATGTTATAACCTGAGGTCCCAAATCTTCCCACATGGTTCCGAATAGGTTTACTCCGGCCGCACTCTGTGCTACCGGATCGTCCATAGAAGCAAGTCCTTCTATTACTTCATTGAATGCTTCTTTTGCAGTTTTCCCTCCGGCCCCAAACTTCTGTGCCATTTCATCTGCATTCATTCCAAGGGCCTCGAATCCCTGTTTTGTTGTGTCTGATCCATCTATCGCCCTGATCGAGAATTCTTTTACGGCATCTCCGATCTTGTCCAAGTTAAAAGCTCCATTCTGTGCACCGTTTGCAAAAACAGAGAACATATCCTCTGCATCCAGTCCCAGCTTCTTGAACTGTACAGAGTATTCGTCAATATTATCAAAAAGTTCATCCGAAAAATTAAGGCCCGACTGCATTCCCTGTGTCATAAGATTAAAGGCTTCTCTCGCTGATACGCCGTAGTTCTTTATGAGTGAATCGGCCGCCCTTGTACTTTCTGCTACGTCTACTCCAAATGTATCCGATAGAGTGTAAGCATACTCCGTACATCTCTGCAGAGCCGAATCATCCAGGTAAGACATGTTTTGATTAACAGTTGCCATAGCTTCTGCGACATCATTTATTGATTCACCGAAATTATTCTTGTAAATATCATTAATCATATCCTTATATTTTCCCATTTCATTCGATGCGGTGCCTGTTGCCGCCGCGAACTGTTGGAAGGCATCCTGTGAATCAGAGGAAAATTTAATCGCCGCAGTTCCAACCGCTACCAATGGTGCAGTGACCGACTTGGTCAATGTTTCTCCTGCAGCAGTAAATGCCTCTCCTGCGTGAGAAAATACGCCCGCAACACTATTAAATCGTTTTTCTAGGTCGCGCGCCTGTGCCGCTACTTCTCTCGACGGATTGCTGAAATCGTCAATCAGCTTTACAACTGCTGCAACTGTCTTACCTGCCCTTGTCTCTCATCTCCTCTTTTATGTCCTGCAATTCTTGTTTTAAAAAGGCGCGAGTGATCAAACGTTCACCTGCGCCCATATCGTAATATTCCGATGGTTTCCATTTCTTTAGGCAGAACAGCTCATAAGCCACGCGTGCTTCGCTGTCCACCTTTATGAGTTTTTTACTTCTTCCTCAGCATTTTCTCCAAGTCCGGAAAGTTCAACAATTTTGCTTGCAATAGGTCCCGATTCCACTCCAAATAAAGCCGCTGCCAAATCCTTCGGTGTCGAAGCTCCAAAGTGTTCCATGAGTTTCTCATTTTTCAGGTCTGGTTCTACAATTCCATACACGCAGCACATCAGATTAAAATCATAAACAGCTGTCATATCCCTGTTTCCATTCTTGTCATACAGCATTGCCTGCAGGCTGTTATAACGTTTTCCGGACAGTTCTCTAATTGTTATTTCTGCGTCCTCTCCCACTAACCTTTCCAGCTTCTTTGATTTAATTTTTTTTGTTTCTTTTTCTTCCGCTTTCGCCTTGTCTACGCAAAGCAGTTTGTCAATTAAGTTCATGTTTTTCTCCTTTATGCATCAATTGTATCAAGGACTTCAAAACCACTGAAATTAAATGGGATTGATTCCTCCAGCAGTTTTCCGGCTTCCCAGTCTGCAATTGTCAATTCCGTGATCACACAGTCATCCAGGCGAATCCTTTCTGCCCCAAACGCTTCCGGATCCTCTAAATTCGTGATAATTGTCATCCTCGTGGCTTTACCTTTTTTCAGGTTTTCAGACACTTTTTTCAAGAAATAGGATGTAACCTTATTTAATTTCAGTGTACCAGATCCACTGATTCCAGTTATTTTGTATCCTTTCTCCAATGTCCCTGTTCTTTTTACTTCGCTTGTATCAAGTTTCATCTTTGCCTGGAGCGCCGTTGCTTCCGCCATATAATCATTATCAATCCAGCACTCTCCAAACGTTCCATTAATAACACGATCTGGTGTGTAATTATTCCTTGTGGTTCCTCCTTAAACAGCAATTTCCAGATTAATATCTTCCATGACATCAACGATAGTTACGGATGCCTTCATGAACACTTTTTCATCGGTGTACTGTTTTTTTATTTCTTCATCTGACATTGCTTCCGCTTCGTCTCTGGTTACGCCTTTGTTTTCAATGATGTACTCTTTGATTTTCTCTACATCAAGTTCGACTGCATAGTCCTGTATAAGACCGTTTCTTTCTAATTCTTTCATGTATGAATCAATTGCAGAAATCAACAAGCATTTATTGCTATATGTATTTGGGTATTTCCCAACATAGTTGTCTTCTGCAAGCAGGACCAGGTCGTCATGCATCATATCCATAGTTTCTACAACACGTATTTTTTTCCATGGATCTGCTTTTCCTTTTGAAACCGTTGTCAGAGAATTAACTCCCCTGGCTACTTTCACTTTTTCCCCATCATAGAAAAGCACAAGCTTCCCTGCATCTACCGCAGCATCTAAGGCATCTCTGTCCAGCTTTTCACACTCACTCGCCTCTTCGACAACTGCGTAGGTCGATGATATTTTATACGATGTTCCTGCAAGCAGACCTGCAATCCGGGAACAAAACTCTTCTGGGCCGTACTTCTTCCCTTTTACTGTTACTTCGCTTGTAGCATAATTCACGATTCCTTCACTGTCCGCAGTGTTGTCCGGAAGAACCGCTTTTATTTTATTTCTATTTCCTTCTCGCTGATCTCTCACCCATGTTACAATTTCTTCTTCCTGGCCATCTGTTTTTACTGTTGGGCAGCAAAGCCATGTTACTTTTTTTATTTCAAAGTATTCAAGAGCCTTTCTGTAATCTTCTTCTGTTTTCGCAAGAACATATACAACTATCTTTCGCGGAGTTGTATCATTTCCTTTCATTGCCAGTTTAATTTGTTCTTTATTCTCTGCGCTCAACGTTTCGGGTATGTCTTTTTCTTTGTAGATTGTAATCGGATTTCCATCCGGGACAACCGTGTCCTTTATGATCATTCCCACTATTCCGCGTTCAGATCGCCTGATTGATTTTCTCGCCGCCGCTACAAATACGACATTCATCACCGGTAAACCCCTAATTTCTTACCTCCTGTGCAAATATTAATTCTTTCATTGTGTCATAGTTTTCTTTTCTCGGAATCTGATCCCAGAATTCTACATCGAACCGGCATACAGGAATATTCAAATTTTCTCCCTGGAAATCCAGTTCCATGTTATTTGTGTTCAGGTTTCTGTTCCCTGCTGTCACTTTTTGTCCGAATAATTCTTCCATCCTAGCGAAAAATTTCATTGCTTCCTCTTCATTCGCTGCTCTTTGTATAAAATCAATCTCTATTTCCACATTTTTGTGAGCTGCATTTTTAGTCGATTCCGAAAAAGTCTGTGTTATATATACAAAAAATGAAGGGCGTATATACCCCTCTATCGTGTCTGCTCCGTATATCTTCATATCCGGAAATCTTTCTTTCAAAGCGGAATTGACCGCTTTTTTTATTTCTTTAAGTGTCAAGTCCTGCCTCCCTCAGTATCTCGTCCAGCAGTTCCTGTCCGATCAGCTCGGCGTGTTCTGCACGCTGTGCCATATATTTTGCCACAGTCTTTTTTCCCCTGACTTCTCCAACCTGCCTCAATCCCTTTGTTTTGTCTTTGCTTTTATGAGTTATCATGGCATGTCCTTCTTCGTAGAGATGGTAATGCGGAGCTACTGTCGTAACTGCAACTGTGACTTTGTTTCCTGATCGTATTACCTTTCCCTGTCTGAAGCTTTTTGCCAGAGGTTTTGGCTCTTTTTCGCTTCGCGGGCTTATATAATGATGTCCCTCTGCTTCGTAGTCCACCCTGCCTTTTAAGTCCTTTGCTATGCTTCTGGATTCTTTTTTGAGAACAGTTTCTGAAGACGCCGGGAACTGTCGGGATGCTGTTTCGAGTGCTCTTTCCAGTTCGGAGGTGTCGAATTCAAAGCTGATACTCTGCATTCTCAAACACCTCCTCGCACTGGATCTCAAGAAGTTCATGTTTCTCGTCAATATCGATCGGTGGTCCTGCAATCTGAAACATTCGGCCATGATAGAGTATCCTCATTTCGGCAGTAATGTCCTTTCTGCATCTTACATATATTCGATGCGATACTTCCGGTTTCAATTTCCCCATGAAGTTACATTCCGAGGATTTATAAGGTTTTACTGTTGCCCATACTTTTTTATATGGTTCCCAGTTTCCCCTGTCCTGTCCCATATCATCCTCTTTTACCACGAATCTAAGAAACAAAATACGTTTATTTAATGCTCCGGCATTAATCCTTACAGACACCTCCTACAGCAGATTTACGCAATGCATCCCAAGAATTGTTTCAACCACTTTATTTGTCGTATTTTTGTCGACATAAACAGATCTGTTATCGTACATATCCTGGCACAGGACCAGTGCCGCTATCGCAAGATCTTCATGCATGTCGATTTCCTCATCATTCAGTCCTGTATAGGATCTTATGTAAGCTTTTGATGCATCAAGAATCCTCTGGAGTTCTTCCTCGCTGTAGTCGTCTGCTCTGCAATGTTCTGCAACGATATCCGGAGTGATCTCATTTACTTTCATTTTTTCACAGTCTTTCTTGTAGTTCTTGTTTTCTGCAAATCTGGTTTTGTCTTTTCCGCAGTCTTTTCAGAAATTTCTCTGATATAACCAGCTTCCATCAGATCAGAGACTACAGGTTCAACGCTGTAATCTCTGATTTCTCCTTTTGACATTGACAAAACTCCGCAGAAGCTGACCATAGCTTCTATCTTCATCGGTTATTCCTCTCAGTCTGCTGCTTTCATCTTCAGAACTGCAATCTTCTGTTCATTTTCAATCTTGGAATCCATTTCCAGCCATCCAACGACACCAATCGCATGTTCTGTTGCAAACTTCTCTCTCAGGACTTCAATGTTCATGTCCTCAGATACTTTAACAGCCAAGCCGCTCATATCTCCATATATGATTGCAGTTTTCCCTGCTGCCATCTTCGGCATATTATCAGAACAGAACACATCATTGCCGAACAGAGTATAGCCCCATTTTGCTGTTGCATCCTTCTGTAAAATATAATCACCGTCAGAATTCTTCAGCTTTCTGATCGCAGTTCTGGTGGCTTTGTTCATGATCCAGATACAAGATGGTTGGAATACATCCGGAACAGTTTCCTGCAAGTCGATCAGCTCATCTCCTGTGATTGCAGTACCTGCTGCCGCAGTTACAACCTGTTTCGCCTTAGATACGCCTTCCACTTTATCCGTGGTTCCATTCAGAAGTTCATTCTCAATCCATCTTGCAATGTTCTCAGCCATCTGGCTCACAACAAAATTGGTGATATCAAACTGAGAATTATTAACAAGAGACTTGGATACTTTTGTCAGTGCCCCTGCAAGGAATCCTTTCAGCTCAATAGATTTGAATTTTCCGGAATTGGATTCAAGTTCGCTAAATTCTGTAGCGTATGCCATTGTGATCGCTGTAGTTTCCTCATTGTAGTAAGGAATGGACAGTGTACCGCCCACGTCATATCTGGTTGCGAGCTGATAAATTGGACAGATTTCGTACACCTTTTTGATGATTTTATTTGCAATAGACGTCGGGATCACTGCTCCATTGTCCCCGGATGTCAGATTTGATGCTCTTTCCTCAGATACAATACCACGGATGTAGTTCGCAAATGCTCTTTCTTCCTGGTCTTCTGTTTCTTTATTGTCCTTTTCTTCCTGGTCTTCTGTTTCTTCTGGTTTTTTCAGAATGTCTCTGGCTCTCTGTAATGCAGCGATTGTATCATCGATGTCTTTAATTTTCTTTTCAAGGTCATCAAAGGACTGCATTTCTTCATCATTCAGTGCTCTTTCTTCCTGCTCAGCTTTGTCTAAGATCTGCTGTAACTGCTGCTCATACTGTGTTCTCTGTTCTGCAAGTTTTTTAAATTTATTCCTCTTATTTTTCCTCCTGTTTTTTCAGTTTATTAATTCTTTCCTGAAACTTTGTATTATCATATTCCTTTTTCGGTGGAAGGTTCTCTGTATATGTAGTTTCCATACACATCGCCCTGGTTTCCACCTCTTCCTCTGTTCCGGCTCTCACTTCCACTGATGTGGATGAATATACCGGAATTTTATTCATTACAAGTGTAATCTCATCCATGTCGAAGTCTTTTACATGTCTGATAGGCAACTGATCAGCTCTGTCCTCAATAGAATCCACCACATTCTTCATATTGAATGACCATCCCTTCAGTAATCCTTTTTTCGCCCCTTCGATAACCGCTGGGTCGGTTACGACAGATTCTGCTCTGAGCCCTACTTCATCTTCCCTGACGGTCAATGTCCCGTCTGCAGTATCTGCAAGGACGTGTCCTCTGTCATGATCCAGAAGCATCCTGATATCTGCTGCTCTGCTTATTGCGCGCTCAAATGCCCTCTGTTCAATCACTTCGATCACTTTCCCGCGTGGTGTAAGCACTGGTCGTGATTCTCTTCCGGGTACATTGACATATCCAGAGATATGGAGCCCGTCAGCTCTTAATTCTGCTTTCCTTTGCTTTCCTCCATCCTGTTATTCATTTTGTTCTTTTCCTTTTGTTGTGGAATCTATGAATCCCGTTTGAATGACATCCATATTCTGTACAGCATTGGTGTTCGGTGTATAAACCTGCCCGGTTTCCGGGTTAAGGAGAACGCTGTCAAGCCCAAGTGTAATCCACTTGAATCCGATCGGTTCCAAGTCTTCTTTTTCTCTGACTTCATCAATCTGGAGGAAATTCTTTTCGAGCCCGATCTTGTAAGCCTCGTAACGTTCCTTAATATTTCCTCTGGTCAGTTCTTTCGTATCAAACGACCAGTAATATGTCTCTTTCTCTGATTCCAGGAGCAGATCCCTGTCCAGACTGCACTCTATATCGCTCATCACAATGGTGCAGGTCCGGATGAAACAGTCTATGTCTTTTTCAGTTGGGTTTCCGCTGATCATCCCGTCAGGGATTCCAAACAGCTTGCAAATTTCTGCTGAATTTGTTTTCTTGTTCTCGTTCAACTGCATTTCAACAGATGTGTTGGACGATTCCTGGAATTCCATTCCTTCATTCAAAACCACAACTGTTTCTTCTGCATTGCTGTATAATCTTCTGAAAGCAGCTTTTAGTGCGTCCATTGCATCTCTTGTTAATTTCTTCGGAGATTTCAAGAATCCTTTTTTGTTTCCACCCTTTTGTACCAGGCTCTGTTCGTATGTCAGCTCGCTGTATGATACTCCGATAATCAGCTGATTATCGTCCATGACGCTTCTGGAAGTCATACCATCTTTCGTTTTCCTTAGAATTTTAAAAAACTGGTAAGGTCTGTATGATTTTCCCTGTACCAGAATGTCATAATCTTTAAAAATCGGATCTGTATTCTTCATGATGGAAATGTGAGTCTCGTCGACGTAGTGAATGCTCTCAACCTCCGTTCCCGGTTTGTTGATATAAGCATACCCGCCTTTCCCCAGATAGTAATCTTCGATAATCGCTCTCCAAAATTGTGAAGCTGTCAGCGTGTCTCCTGTATCATTGTTCAGGAGAGAGGTTCTTCTGTCTCTGACTTCCCGTACATTTCCTTCCTTGTCTTTCTGATACAGATTGACCGGAAGCAGTGATATTGTTCCTGCGATCAGATTAATGCATGCCTGTACCGCGGGAATTTCCAATGCTTTTTCCTTCGTCATTACATTCTTTCCGAGCAGTGCGCTTAAAAGTGCGTCTGATTCCACCTGCTCTGACGGATTCACTATGGTATCCGCCCTTACTTCATGTTTTCTTTTGCCAAACGGCCATATGTTCAATTTGTTTACCTCCTCCGATTGTGCCGGCGCAATTACATCTGAACTACAAAATCATCTTCTCCATACAGCAGCTCCTGCTGCAACAGGTACATGGCATTGATCAACGACACAACCATGTCCACCTTTCCGGATGATTTCTTTTTGTTTACATACAAATTTTTGTTCGTGTCTTCTGTGCATCTTGCATTCTGAAAATTGATTTCAAGCATCCTGTTTGCAGCATACTGGAATTTCTTTTTCAGGATCAGCTCTTTCAACAGTTTAGTAGGCATATGCAGCACCGAGCTATGCTGTTTGATCTCAACGCACTCTATCTCATTCTGTTCCAGTTTCTGCACGGTCGATATTGCATTATATCTGTCATATCCTACCTGCATGATTTCCACTCCGTATTTCTCCGTCAGTCCTATGATGAAACGTTCTACAAACCCATAGTCAATAACCTCATCTCCACAGGCAAAGCATTCGCCTTTTCTGATCAATGCTCGATAATCTACCTTTTCTTTCATTGACTTTTCATCTATTCTATCTGAAGGAGCGAACCCCCAGACTTTTGCATAGATTGTTCCGTCCTGTTCTGTTACCATGGCAAATGATGTGTTATCGTTCGTCATTGACAGATCCAGTCCACACCATACCTGTTTTCCCTTCCAGAAGTTGTCAGGTAAATCTCCGCTACACATTTTCACCTTCTGGATATCAATATAGCCTTCGACTCCCAGTCCCTTATACAGAATGTTATTGTGTTTACAGAGATAATTCTCTCTCTTGTTCTCATACAGGATTGCAAGTGAGCGTTTCTTCCTGATCTCCTCAAAAATATACGGATGCGCCACTGCGACCGGATTGCTCTGATAAATCACCCGGTCATCAGTTTTCCATGTGTCTCCATGTTTCAGCTCATCATCTGGCTCATATAGCAGTGCAAAATACCGCTGGTCTTCTAAAAGTCCGTCAAGTGTTTTCTTTGCAATATCTATTTCGTCCAGCATCACATTGTTATCATTCGGGTACTGAGTACTGATGATGATTCCAAGTTTGTTTAAAAGCGTAATCTGGGATGAGCGCATTGCTTCCACCGGGTATGCGTCCAAAGCTCCGGCTTCGTCAGCCAGAAACGCGTTTGCCAGTTTCCCATCCATACCGTCCTGACTGTATGCCAGCGGGGTATATTCATTGTCGTTGAGCAGACATTTGATCTGGCTCCGTAAGAGTTTAAATGCCGGTTCATCTTCGTTATAGAGTGCCGGACTGACCTTTATAATTTTTCGGATTGCATTCTTCAACTCTGATGACAGTGCCAGATCCGGTGCAACCGAAAAGAACCTGGAGAAGTCCGGCTCTGTCAGCATCAGTAAGATAAAGATCACCGCTGAATTAAAAGTCTTGAAATTCTTTCTGGCTATTTCAAGCAGAATTGTCACATAGAACCTGCTTTTCCGTTCTGTGTTTCTGCAGAATGTACAGAGTCCTGCGACAGTCATGAACCATGCGTATTCTTCCAGTCCTTCATAGATGCTACATCGCAGGTCCGGATGTATCATTAATTTTAGCAGCTTGCAGATTTTCTCATATTCCTGCTCATCTACATAGGCGTCCGGATTATCTCCATCCGCAATGTGAAGCCAGCTTTCAGCCTGTTTTTTTACATATTGGGGGACTTTTCCCCCGTCTTCTTCTACACACCACTGTGCATAATGATATGCTTTTCCTTCTTTCATCCTCCAAGTGCTTCTTTCAATGGATTGCTTTTCTTTGCTTCAGTTTTCGGAACTGATCTGAGAGAAGAAGCAATTGTCATGATGTTCTCTTTTTCGATGTCAGAGAGCATCCGTCTTTTTGCCTGCACCTGTCTGTCCAAAGCAATCAGGTTCTTCTGCATTGATGTCTCTGTTTTATAATATTCTCCATATGTCATCTGTTCTGTCTCAAGCAGTTCTTCTTTGTTCTCTTCCAGGTCACAGAGTTGTCTGTAAAACCGTTCTTTTTTCTCTTCAAATTCTTTTGTTTCTGCGTACAAAATGCAGTATCTGTTTATTACAGCGCCGTACATGTCATCGAATTTGTCAATTTTTTCAAGCAGTTTTTTCAATCTCAAAAATTCTTTGTGTGCTGTCTCATTTTCTCTGACTTCCGGTCTTTCTTTCAACGGAATCCCTGTAAGCACTGCTTTTTCTGCCTGTTCTCTCTGTCTGAGTTCGCGCTTGGTTCTGTGAGATTTTCCTTCTGACCGGATGATACTAACCGTCTTTGATGGTGTAGGCCTTGCCTTCTCCCTCCTTCCTTTTAATTTTAAAATGCTGATCTGGGAATATTTTGTGCATCTACGGGCATACGTGGTCGTGAAAAATCAGATTTTTTTCAGTCTGAATGGTCGGGGGGACTCTCTGAAGTCTCCTGCTGTCTTGCAATCTCTATCAACGTCTCTCTTGGAATGCCTGCATCTTCAGCCATTCCATGATGCATGGTGCATAAGGATATCAGATTGTCATTATCCAGTCTCCGATCATAGTCCTCAATCAGCGGTACTATATGATGCACTTCTATCTGCCTGTTATTATACCTGTTGATTGTACCGTATAGATTCCGCAGGCACACCTGGCATAGATAATGATCTCTTTCTCTGATCTCCAGACTCTTTTGTTTCCACGCCTGCGTACTTCGAAAACTGTTTTGTGTTGTGCGTATTTTCTTTCTCCGTACCGGCTTGTGTCCACAATCATATCTGCTGTCATGAACTTTGCCGCAATATTTGCAACTCTTTAACGTCTCTAATATCCCCATGAATAGCGGGAGATGGATTCGAACCACCGTTCCAGGCTTAGGAGACCTGTAAGTTACCATTACTTTATCCCGCGGTATTTTTGTATATTAAAAGAGAGCCTGTTTCCAAGCTCTCTTGTTAATTAATATTTCTGTTTTCATGGACATTCTGGGGTTCGAACCCAGGACAGACCGGTTATGAGCCGGTTGCTCTAACCACTGAGCTAAATGTCCTTAAAATTTAATTTTTATGTTGCAAGCTACTGCTAGGTGCTCTTGCCAAGCCTCACCACCTCTCATTCGTTTCGTTTTTGAGTATAGAAAAAGCAGCCCCGAAAGACTGCTTTCTATTAACATATCAACAGCCTAGTTGATTTTCTTTTCTAATTTTGAATAATTCTCTTTTCCTATTAAAAATGCCAATAGTTCCTTATGATTATAAAAACTATCGCTAACTAACTGAGAAGTATTTTCAATCATAAATTCCTTTGCTTTATTAAAAAAAGTATTCAGAGCATTTACGCAATAGCTTATCGCTTTCTCATTCATTTCATCCGACGATACAATATCTTCATAATACGAATATAATTGGAGGTTAGCTTTTATATTACTATGAATTACATTGCAACATTTTCCATATTCTCCTTCAAGATAATCGATGAACTCTTTACCCGTATCTTCATACTGATCACGTAGCTCTTTAAACATATTACGTACACCTGTATCATTAGTATTATCATATCCCAATAAAACACGTGTAAAATTTTCAATTAAAGATCGGTATGTCGTATAATATAAGCGTTGAGATTTAACCCCACATGCATGAACCAAGCTTAATGCATCTGAAATCAAGCATTCAGAATAATGGAAATACACTGGATTCTTCTGTATAAAAATACGTTTAAAAAGAATTATTCCTTTGGCAATAGATCTAAGCTGATTCTCTGATATATTTCCTACATCTTCTTTTACAAACTTAAGGAAATTGTCAATATCTTCTTTATATAGGTCAACATCTCTATATCGTTCAAGCATATTATAATCCTTTCAGCCATTTTTTCAATTTATCATTTTCATTTTCTTTTTTTGCTTTTCTCACTACTTTTTCCAACTCTTCTGGTACCTTAGGATCTTCCAGAGATTCTAAATAGTTTAATATTTTTTTCTGGTATTTCTTAATTTCACTTTCATTATCTATCCCCACTAAAAAACGATTTACCCTTGCAGACATTAAAGTACGAGACCTTATAACATACTCTGGAAATGTTAATCCTAAAGCTTTTTCTATAAGCTCTTTAACTTCTGAATTCCTTTTTAATATGTCTTTAGAAATAATTATCATTCCCATAATTCCCATTAATTCAATTGTATTTATTTCATTTTTCTTTAAATAAAATTTTATTTTTTTCTCATCCAAGCTCATATCTTTTCTATCCTCTCCAGAAATTCTTTGCATATAGCGTCTATATCTTCCCTTGATTTTTTATATTTTGATGCTATATTTCCCTGAAGGCCAACTAATAGATCATTAACATTTGATGTCATATTATTAAACAGACCTATTTCTTGTACAAACTCATTGCTCTCAAATGTATTTTTCAATAGTAAGGTTTTATTCGACAAAACGCCCTTCGACACTTCTTTTACCATTGTATATACTATTCCCAATGGTTTTATTCCTATATTTTCGTTATCATCAAGTCTATCAATAATTTGTTTAAGCAATTTAATCCCTAAAACAGAATATCTGTCAATACGTATTGGCACCAAATAAAAATCTGACGCAATCAAAGCAGCGTCCGTATATACAGAAATAGTTGCTGGACAATCAATAAATATAAAATCATATTTTTCTTTCAAATTATTTTTCTGAATAAATTTCTTGACTTTTTTAGCTTTCGAGCCATCTGTATCGGGTTCTACTAATATAAGGTTAATGGTTCCTAAAAGTATATCCATATTATCATTAAGTTTAACCAAAATATCTTCTGGCTTCGGCAATTCTGGTCGTTTAGCAATTGTTTGCTGCGTCTCAAATAAACGCATTACTGTTTTCTGATTTATTCCTTCAGAATAATTACTCAGATATTCATCTTCTAAATCGAATTCATTCATAAGAGTCTGCGTAGTATTAAACTGAGGATCTAAATCAATAAACAATACTTTTTTATGTAAAAAATCGGCTAGGTACTCTCCAATGCCAATACATAACGTTGTTTTTCCGACTCCGCCTTTCATGTTAATAAAGGACACAACTTTACCACTCATATTTTTGTTTCCCTCCAATGTACATTTTTTTATATTATATTACAAAACGTCCTGTATTTCTACAGGACGCAAAAAATATATATTGGAGATTCTACGGAATTCATCCGTCTGAGTTCAGCTTATACTATAACATATGAAATCGTGACATGTGTGACATTCGTGACAATTTTAATTTTTTTCGAAAAATCTCTGATATTCTTTTTTTACACTTGTTTCCGTTGCTCTTCGCCCCATCTTCCCGGCTACCTGCTGCCAGGTCTGTTCTTCAAATACCTTATATTTTATAATTCGTTGCATTCTTGGAGGGATTGTGTTTAACCACTCTTCTACATCTGTCTTTAACTGCTCTGCTTGTGTTCTTCTTTCTTCCAGTATTTTCTGTTGGCAGCGCAGCTGGCTGTCATCCCTAACAGAGAATGTTGTTCCCTGTACCTTAAAATGTTGTGGGTTATAAGGAAACTCAGGGTTGCTCCCGGATACATTGGTCTGTATTACTGTCTTTTTCTTTCGGTTTAGCTTTTTAATTTCCTCTTCTGTCTCTCTGATCAGTTCGCAAGCGTCTATGTATTGGCTTAAGATATTCTTGTCCATCGGTATCGCTCTCCTTTCACAAAATCTTCAAATCTGCATCACATATTACTCACATTTTCCGGGTATATTATTACCTGTACAGAGCAAAGAGTAATTGCAAATAAAACTTTTTTCTTTTTCATACTTTTAGCCGGGAGCTATTGTTAGTTCCCGGCCTCCTTCTTTTTATGCATCTTTTTGGCATATGTACCAGTAGTGGCAGAATAAACAACAGTATCTGCATTTCTTTCCTCTGGCTTCAAAGAGCCAATGTCTTAAACGTTTCCTCATTTTCTGTATACTCTCCTATTCAGCTCCGTGGAGCATTAAATACAATGTTGAATATCCAGGTGGCATATATTGTCCTGTCTCCAGTTGCAATTGTACTATGTAAGGATAAAGCTTGATAACCGTAGCAGTATGATGTTCTATCTTGGTACAGCCATCGTCATCTCTTATTTTTTTCTTTAATTCAATTTGTCGTCCTGGCTTGATCTTGAATGTTCTTTTAAGTGTCCTTCTTATATCTCCCTGTCTCATTAACAGAATATTGCTTTTACTGTAATTCATAGTTTATCCTCCAGATAATTCTTACCAAACATTCTTACAAATTCTTCCCTGCTGCCGCACTTCTTTTCAAAGGTCCTCTGGCCGATCCGTTGCAAGGTTGTTCGGACTTCTTTGTTTCTATGTACGGCTATATCTGATGTTCTGTGGCATTCCGGGCAAAGATATACGGTTAAGCCATATTGCTCGGAGTATTTGCGGTTTGCGCTGCCATAGATGTGATGGCGTTCTGTATAGCCTGTTTTGCCGCAAATGAAGCACTGATCTTTTACATCTCTGTCTATGATACTTTTGTGGTGCTTCTTCCGTTTTTTCTGGTGGATTCTTTAGGAAATAATAATCCTTTCTGATTCATACCCAGCATCCTTTCATTGACGGTACATCAAATTCTGTTCTCTGGAAGAATATCCCTATCCAGTATGTCTGAATATCTTTCTGCAGTTCTTCCAGTGTATCTTTTACAATCACGGTATCTGTTGGTTTGGTTAATTCAAATATTCTGCCTATGGATTTCGTCGGATAATCTTCCGGGTGTTCAAATACTGCAATGATCGGGAATCTGATGTCCTCTAAATTTATCTCCTGTATCGATGTGACGATCTTATCCATTCATTTCTCCTTGAAATATTCCAGTTAAAGTCTTCTACTGCTCTGGTGGCTGCCTGTTTCTTCAGCTCTGCCAGACCGCCCCAAGGTTTGCAAAGAAAATTATGGAACCGGCGGCTACTGTAATGCATCCATCTCGGAGGATTCTGACCGGTTACTTTTCTAAATAATTTCTTTTTCTGTCTGAGATTCATTTTTCTCCTTTCCCCTTCCTGTGATCTGACAGGCTCACACAGGAAGGATGTATCTATGTGAATTTTAGGGCACCCTTAATCTTCCCAGGGTCTTCCGTTATGGTCTACTTTTCCGTTTAACCATTCATTCCAGAAGTCCGGATCCAGAAGTGTGTTGTATGTCTTGTTTGCAAACTGCCGCATAGCTCTTGCTATATACTCAGCTGTTCCATAAGCTGTTAACGTATCTATATACTCTTTTCTGGTCTTAGGTTCTGCTTCCGGTGGCTCTGATCCGGATTGTGCCGGCGCAATTTCCAGTTCTTCCGACACCATTCCGTTGACCTCGCCGAGATGGTCTTCCTGTAATTCTGGTTTCGGGTTGCTTTCTGACTGTTCTTCCGGTTCTACGGGTTTTGGCATATATTCCGGATGGTTTTCAATGCTGTCCTGTCCAGGGATCTGTGGTTTCAGCTCTGGAAGTGCTGTTTCTTGACTTTTTTCCGTATTTTCCGGCTGAGATTCTGATGTCTGAAAATCCGGTTTTGGTAATGTACTTTCCGTGCACGGTTCTTCTTTTTCTTCAACTGCTGTTTTTTGACATTTATCCACAGGGTTATCCACTTTTTCCACTGGATCCGGCTTTTTCTTTTCTGGTTTCTTTGCTTTCTGGACCTTGGCAGGTCTTTTCTCCGGTTTATCTTCCGGATGTTCTTTCTTCGGAAGCTTTTCTCCATACTGCTGTTCCCATGATTCTTTCGCGGTTTTTGTAAAATCCATGAGGTTTCTTAGTGCCCTCTCCAGTTGCCTCCAGATAAAATCCTCTTTTTCCTGCGATCTGACATTGATCAGTCTTATTTCCTGTTCCGATAGTTTCAGGGACAGGAGCATACGTCCTGTTCCCGGGATACGCAGGGAATATATCTTTTCTTCATTCGGAGCAAGGATCTCTGCTGCCCCCTGGCTGTCATCGATCTCAAAGGCTCCAAACAATTCTATATACACTTTGGGATAATCTTTCCCCAGCTGATAAACTGTTTTTTCCAGGATTGATGGAAGTTCTTCCTGCTTCTGGTCGGTCTCTTCCATCATCACCTCCAGGTCGGTGATCATATTCTCTTCTTTTATCTCGGAATTTAAGGTTCTTACGTCCTCTTTTGAAAAGCTTTCTGTGATCTCCTCGCTTATGATATCCGGAAGCGTCAGCATCTCCATCAGGATCGTCTTTCCTATGCCGGTGTATTTTTCCTGCAGCCTCCTTGAATAGCCGTTCTCTGAGTATTTATCATTCAGCTGTATGTATCTTGTTGTCTGGTCAGGGCGGAGTCCGTATTCTTCCCTGGCAAATTCTCCCATCGTGCTGTACCCGGATTCCTGAAGGACTCCGGTATCCCTTGCGATTTTTAACTGGTATCCCAGTTCCACTGCACCCTGTGCCATCGTCATTGCACCGGTACGTATCTTCTCAACAGCAAGGTCTGTATCTCTTTTAAATCCCTGATAGTCTTTTACTATATTCTCCACTTATACCGCCTCCATAAAATCTTCTTCCAGTTTTTTCAGGACGAATGTGTTCTGGTTTTCCTGAAGTTCTTTTATATTCTGTTCCCTTAAGGCTGCACTCTTTGCCGCGTGCACCCTGTCTTCTTTTGTAAGTCTCTTTTTTATCTCTTTCTGCCAGAGTTTCAGAAAATCCCTTATCTCCTCGATTCCCGGTTCTTCGTCATAATAGGAGCGGTTCTGTCGGATCGTTCCTCCCGGTTCAAACTCGATGGTATAGAACGGGATATCCGGTTCCTGCTCCCTTCTAAGGAATCCGATAAATGTTTCCCTGTTCTCGATCCGGTTGAAGTACCTTTCGGAGCTTCCGGCACAATGATGCAGGGCATATCCTTCCCTTACAATCTCTACCGGGCTTTCCGGCATGATCATCCGGTACCCGTCTGCGGCAAATTCATACTTTTCTTTTACTTCTTTCATTACCGCAGAAGCTCCCGAGAATTTTTCTTCCATCTTTTCAGCTTCCTGCTGCCTCAATTTCGGATCAGTGTTCATTCTTTTTACGATATCGAGTTTCTGACCATCTGTTACCAGTTCGTCATGTCTCTGCTTTAAGTTCTTTGGTTTATAAAACAATTCCTCATCAAGGCTCTTATTCTGGGCCTGGCACATGCTCAGATAGTCTGCCCACTGTTCCAGCACCCTTTTAGGTGTTTTATATCCCTGTTCCGTCTGCTTTCTTACGTAATTAACAATCTGTTCGATACTCATTTTGTCTGGAATCCCACCCGGCAGTGTTTCTATCTTATCAGTATTGATCCCACATTCTTCCAGATAGTCCATACTCTTTTTGGATATCTTGCAGTTGTGTGCCTCTGAGTATCTCAGCCACTCTAATTTCAAACAGCCTCCGTTTTCTTCCCTGAGACGGTTGATTTTCTGTTTATCTGACAGTCCCATGACTTCTTCTATGCTGTTTCCATCTATCTGCAGGTATCCGCTATAGGAACCGTTGTATGCCCAACAGTACCCTGTTGTTTCCTGAAGCAGTCTGTAGAAACGTCCTTTTGCCAGATATTCCATCATCATTCCAAGTCCTTTATTACGGCATCCTGCTGCCATGGCGGCATTGTAATCTGCTTTCATTTCCTTCTTTGACATTTCTACAAAGGCATTGGTCATGCTTTCATACATGGTCCCTTTTAATGCTTCCGGGATTCCTTCCGGATATAAGAAGCATTCATCTATCCGTTTATTTCTCGGATTACTTGTATACCAGTTGCTTCTGACCAGTCCCGTATACCACTCTTCAACAGCTCCGTCCTGGTTATAAAAAATCATATATCCTGGCTTCGCATTCCCTTTGTTATACAAAAGGATGCGGACTCCTTCGTCCAGATAGATCCCGTGTCCACTTATGTGGTGTTCGATCTCTATCCTGTAATGTCTGGCTACGCCATATTCCGGTGTCACCCTTTCCAGCCTGCATACCCTTGCTTTTGTCCAGATGTGACGGGTTCTCTTTTTTATGACTGCCTTCTGTCCGCATTCAGGGCATTTTCTTATCTCTCCCTGTTTTGGTCTGTCCAGAGCTTTTTCCGGTACCTGAAATCCACAGTTGCTACATCCGTATGTCCTGTTTTCTTTGTCCAAGAAAAGATACTTTTCTCTGCTGCCTATCTTGTATACCCAGTCTCTGAATGTCTCATTTTCTTCCGAGATCCTGTCCATAAGTTTGTCTATCCTGCGGTATTTGTTATCTAATGCCCGGATGCGTTTCTCTTTATCATAGTCTTCTTCCATATCCTGAATCGTTGTCATGATATTTCTGTCTGCGTATTCTGGCAGGAGAGCCTTTTTCGCAAGCTCTTCATCTTCTTTCGTATCCCACTGGAAATCTCCTAATATCCTCGGGCTGTAAAGGCTTTCGTACATGGGGTCATATCCCATGATCCGCAGCAACTTATAGGAATGCCAGTGTCCCAGTTCTGATACATAAGCATGTTCTCCCGTCTCTGTATCCAGAACATACCGCCCGATATATGTATTTTTCCGGAATAGATCCAATATCAGATACTCTTTTTCTATCTGGACTTTCCCTACAATCTTTTTGTTTTTGTGTTTCGGTACCGGTACCGCTGCCTTTTCAATCAATCTGCGTTTCACTATTCTTTCCTCCGTATCTCTCCGGAATCCAAAAAATATGTCCCGTCTTTTTCTGCCCAAAATACCCTGGCGCATATGATATTCTGGTCTTCATCTTCCTGTACCAGCCCGCCGACTGCTCCCGTCTTCAGACGGACTTTCGGGTGTCTGCCTCTCGCAATCGCGATCTCATCTTTTTGCGCCAGCGCAATTTCCGGTTTTATCTGCAGGTGTCCGGCTTCCCTCTGCCATTCCATCTTAGGGTTCTGTATCATATACCTCATAGACATCCCGGCAAAAGCTTTCAGGTCCAGTTCTCTCAGCAGGGTGATCTCTGTACAGCAGCATCGGAAATCCTGTTCTTCGTTTATATCTCCTGCTGCCTCGACCAGGAAATAGCGGTTTCCAGAGCCAAGAGGAAAATACCCCAGACAGTCTGGGGCGTACTCTACAAAATGCCATCCATTACGGTATACTTTGCACTCATCTTCTTTGTAGGTTTTTCCCGCTTCCAGTTTCACGCCTGAACCGTATGAAGTGGCCAGGTCTTTATCAAATCCTTTTACTCCAAGCATACTTACGCCTCCAGATAATATTCTTTTGCAATCCTGCGCACATCTGCTTTCGTTTCCCCGCCTTCATATACTGGACCTTTCATCTTTTTTTTCCTGCCGTCCATGCGGAACTCTGCCAGTTTTACGATCGCATCCGGTACCTGAACTGCACACTCACTCGAAAAGGTAAGAATCCTCGCCAGGCATTCTGTTAATGTCTTTTCCTTTTTTCTGACTGCAAGGCACAGTTCTTCGTTTTTATCCAGCAATGTCAGGATGACGTCTTTCTGATCAAGCTGGTGTCCTCTTATTCCGAGTTCTTTAGCTTCTCCTTCAAGCTTCGCAAGTGCTGCCATATACGGGGTTGCAAGGGTATCCACGATACCATCCATGTAATCTTCTGCGTCCTCTTTTTCAAGACCATTTTCTACAGCCAGGGTGATCAGGGCTTCCAGATCACCTTCCTGTCTCTCCGCTGCTGCCGTGCGGATAAATTCCTCATAATCCATTTCTCCAAACTTCTCAAACATCATGTTCTCCTTTCCGTATCTACAACTTTTGTGGTATATTGAATCGCACTGCATGACTACTTAACAGCTTGTCTACCTGCTGCCAGAGATCCGCATTGCGTAATTCTTTCTTGTCTTTTCTGGTCCATCCGTTTTCTTTCCATTCCGAAAGGCTGCGGTACCCGTTCTGAAGGTACCCGCTTGTTGTGTGGACGGTAAGTAAAGACGGGCGGTGGATTCTTTGTAAGGCGTCCACCAGACATTGCAGCGCCATACGATTTGCCGTTGTATCCTTTACTTCACCGGAACCATAAACAGGATTCCCGGGACCTTTAGGAAAATCTTTGCTGAAAATCGAGTATAAGTATTTTTCTTCTTTTACTTTTCCGGCTTTTTTGCCAAGGTGAAGAACGACATCTATTCTTGCCATTCTAGGTTCTCCCATCTTCAAATCCTCCTGTCTATCTTTACAAGTGTATAATGGCGGTATGCGTATCCTGTCACAGGATTGATCCCTTTTTTGATGGAATCCGGATCCACATAATAGCCTTTAGGAGCTTTAGGTTCTCTGAGGACACCATCTTTATCTATCAGGGAACGTCTTTTTATTTCTTTTCTGTCTGGCTCTTTGCGGATCAGGTTTCTGGACGGATGATATGCTTTTGCTTTTTCCGGTTCCCATTCCTGTAAGGGTGTTGCTATGTACTCTGCCAGATCTCCATTCTTCAGGTCGTATACAACTTTCATGTTCGGATTCCCATGTGTCCAGAGTTCCCTGACAATCTTTTCTGTTCGGGTTTCTGTATTTGATTCGGCATTTAAGAGGATATGGATGTGGATCGCACCCCTCTTTCCTATCTGTGGTCTCCAGATATACTTTAAGGTCCAGCCATATTTTCGGTATCTGGTCTGAAGCTGCCTTATAAATTTCTGCATATGCTTTATCATCTCTTCCCAGCTTACCCTCTTGTCTTTCTGGTAGGTGAGTGTGATCCAGCTGTCTCCGGTTGTGAAGTTCCACTTTACCAGTCTCCTGAGTTCTCTCACCCTCTTCCACTGATTCTGCCTTATGATATCTTCCGGGGTGGGTTCCTTCTTCGGCTCCCTCTTTTGACCCCTTGCACCATATCTTCCTGTATGCTTTTCCTCTACCTCTAAGGTTTCCCCACAATCCCATGTATCTCTTATGTATCCACACTTCATATGTCACCCCGGTGTCGTAAGTTTAATACCCTTAATCAAGCCCTGAAGGGACTTCCCTGTCCCCTTAAAAAAGTTAAAAATATAGCAGGTTTTCTCCTGCTTAAATCTTGACTTTTCGCCACCTGGATGTTATATTTTTTATAGGTTTGATATCCAAGTGGCAAAAGTCACCCTGACTCATGTACCGTAAATACATGAGTCTTTTTTATTCTATGTGTTCGATCGGTCCGTAGAGGCCCTCCATTCGTTTTGCATTTCGAATGGCATCTTCCAGCGTTCCTATACAAGTTGCCAGTTTTCCGCTCTTAGATCGAACAATACGGATGATTCGTTGCTGATCTGGCGGGATTTTGACGAATTCTTTGGTTCTTCTGGAAATCCGTTCTACTTCCCTCATTCTTTCTTCTTCAGTCATTCTGTTCTCTCCCCGATCAGACTTTTGAGATACTGAATGCATTCTTCTGACCATTCTTCTATATACTCATTGTCTTCAAAGCCAAATACCTTTGTGTTTGTTATAATCGCTAATGCTTTTGTGCCTGTGTCATAGTTGTATGCCACATAAATATTCTTTTCTTCCGCTTTGAGTACGAGTTCCAGAATCTCTCTTATTTTGTCTCTGAACACGTTTCCTCCTCCTGAACTTTTCTAAGCTGATCTACCGCCCAGTATGCGGATATCCCAAAGAGGATATTAAACCAGGCTGGGATGTCCACATATTTCCCTGCAAGGATGCAGAGGGCTATGATTATGTACTGTTTCATAATGTTTGTCCTTCCCCTATTCTTCACCCAAAATTTTTCCAGTGCGTTTGTTCGGTTCATATACGTTCTTCCGGTCGTACTTTTCTCTGCTTTCCTGACTACGCCAAGAAGCCTCTCAAGTTCATTGATCGTTTTCTGATTCTGATCTGTCCACTGCACAATCGGGGTCATTATTCTTTGAATGTCTTTGGCTTCCCTGCGTCTCTTTCTGATTTCCCTCAGTGCAAGACCTTGTAAAACATAATCGTCTGGATAGTTGTCGTTAAGTTCAATGTTATGCAAGATATCCTGCGTCTTATTGTCCAGATCAGTTTCATTACTTGCTGCAATTCTATTTAATTCCTGGCATGATCTGCAGAATTTTAAAAATGCATTGATCTGGTTACTGAATCCATCTATTTTAACCACCTCCGTTTTAATGCTTGTCCTTCTTTCTCCGCCTTAACCGGCGGCCTTCCTTTCGTAATTCATATTCAGAAGAAGTTCATCCTGTCTCTGGATGAGCAGGCACTTGATTTCTTCTTCTGACATATCACTGGCTTTATGCTGAATTCCATTAATACGGATATTTCTTGTTACCAGTTTTAATTCTGACATCTTCCTCACCTCTTCTTTATGGTATGGGAAATGATATGTATGGGTTACTGTTTATAAAAATTTAAGCAGTTTGTCGAACGACCTTTGTTGACTTCTCTTTGTTTCTCTCCTATTCTTGTATTACATGGTACTGGCATACTAAAATTTATTGAAAGGAGATTGTTATGATTGACTCAGCTTCCTGCTCCTTATTAAAAAAATTTCTTAAACACCAATGGTCACTGCGTGAAATATCCGCAAATCTTGATGCCGATCCTGCATTTGTTGCAGATTCGCTTTCTTATTTACTCGAAAAACGTTATATCCGTAAAACTCTTGGGCATCTTTCCGAAACAGATATCTACTTAGATGACTGTTTTTGTATTACCCACTTCGGCCTAGTGGCTATTCACGAATATCAAAGATCGTCCTTGCATTTTATATTCAGTGAAATACGATCGTGGATCGCTTTGTTAATTTCTTTTGCTGCTCTTATGATTAGCATCATTGCATTAGTGCGATAATGCTAAATATGATAGCAACTATGGAAAATACTATGGTTGCTATCTGTGCTGCTTCACGAAGTGCCCTACGAATCATTTCATCCTCTTCTTCCCATTGAGTTTTCCTTGTTCTCACCTCTTTCTGGATATCCAAATCATGTTTTTTCTACTACTTATGTTTCTTTTTAAGAAGATAATTTTTTAATCTGATCAGCCAGTATTCTGATCTGTTTTTAAAGGTGCTGGCTGATATCTTATAAGTAATTGGCGTGCTGAAATTGCCATGATCGCTTTCCTCTTGCTTTGTGACATATACATGTCGTTTTCTAAATAACTGTTTTTGGATAGAAACAAAATATCTATTTCCGTTATCTGTGAACTCTATTTTGGTTTCTTCCACTTCTCTCACCTCTTTCTGGATATCCAATCATTTCTTCGCTGCAAGAATGAAGTCTTCTGTTGTATGTCGAAGCAAAGGTTCTAATGTATTAAGAAAATCGCAATTGCATTCCGGCATATACTGACATTGACTGCACACTTCTCCAAAGTCTGCTTCTCTGTGTTCTGCGCATTGATGGAATAATGCACTGATATGGCGAACTGTGCAGTCAATTGCTTTTTTCCCCTGTACAGATGCTGATGAGTTATGAGATGCTACATTATTCATTTTAGGTTCATCAAATTTATTTACCTCCCCGCTTGCGACAAGTTTTCCGTTTTTTGTCCAATACTGGATTACTATCTGCATAGGAGCTCCTTTTATATTAATTTCTTTTGCCACTAGTTTAACTTTAACCATTGGCACTTCTTTTACGTATACTAAGCCTAGTTCACTCATTTACTTCCTCACCTCTTTTCTTTTATCATGGTTGCTTATTTGTCTCATTCTGGTCTGACAGCTATTGACTTTTCCTCTTTGCTCTCCTATTCTGGTATTACAGGCACTGCCATGCCTAGTACATAAGAAAGAAGGTAATAACTATGTCTGATAAAGATCCTTCCCTTATCAAATTTCCTGAGTTACCAGATTCTATTGATAACGCCGTTAAAAATCTCACCGATAAACCAACCCAAAGAATAGGTCAAACATTTTCCGATTTATGGTTTTTGGTTTTTGGCGGAATCACTCAAGCTGCTGATAAGCGTCGCATGAAATACGCTCATGACCTTGAACTGTATGGTCAAGAGTTATCCCAATCAATCGCAGCTATTCCCGAAGAGAACCTTACTGAACCAAACATTCAGACAACTGCCCAAGCTCTTGAAAACTCCAAATACTGTATTGAATCAGAAGATCTCCGCAAACTATTTGTAAATTTAATATCTAAGTCTATGGATGACAGATACACTCAAGCTGTTCATCCATCGTTTGCAGAAATTATTAAACAAATGAGTCCTTTAGATGCTAAAATTTTAAAAAGCCTTGATCCTAGAGATAGCTTTCCATTAGTTGATTATATTTTAGAAGATTACAGCAACAATAGTTTCAATACCCTTATTTCAAATGTTTATATCCCTTCAGTTCCGGAAATTAGTATCAAACAGGCTTGCTCTTCTATTTCCTCTCTTAGCCGATTAGGAATAATAAAAATAATAACCAATACCTCTCTGGTGGACGATTCTGTTTATAAGCCTTTTAAAGAAACTGAATATTATAAATTTCTTTCTATACAAACAGAGAGTCTAAACGAACCAAAGAAACTGAAAATTAAAAAATATTGTGGATGTCTTACTCATTTGGGTGAGGATTTCTTTGAAGTTTGTGTACAATAGACAATGTTTTTTCATTATTTTTATTTGTCATTTCACACATTTCTTTAACATAGCCATCTACTTTCTTAAAATAGTAGGTGGCTACTATTTTGGCAGTAATTGCTGATACAATTATGGATGCTACAATCGTTGATATTTTTCTCACCTCTTTCTGGATATCCAATCATTGACTTTTATTTGTTTTTCTCCTATTCTGATATTACAGGCATTGTAGTGCCTGACTTTACAGAAAGGAGGAACGTGAAAGGTTTAATACTATTATCGCGTCACATACCGGATATTGTCCGTATTCCCGTGAGAACAGAACTATTTTGATAGAGTTTTTCAAAGTACCAGTTTCAAAATCTTTGGCTTCTGGATACAAACGAAAAAATTTTGACTGTTCTTTTAAGAACGATTGTCCGTATTGCGATGGCAAGCGTGGTTGTTCTTTATATCAGGAAGCAACGCTTTGATTTGGGGCGAGTGTGTTTGCGGCACACTCGCTTTCATAATCCTTTCCATGCATATGTACCATCGTCAAATTTTGTGAAGCATTCAGTTCCAGCACTCTCCATAATTTTTTCAACAAGAGTTTTTTCTGTCTTTTCATTCTGAAGAATCAAATTGACAGCTCTTTCCAAAAGAGCATTTTCTGCCATTACCTTTTCAATGTACTTTGCAGGAAATATTTCAAAGTCTTCGATGCTTCTTTTTTTTATAACTGTATCAATGGTTGGTATCCTTCTCTCACCTCTTTTCTTTCTGGATATCCAAATTATTTTGTCCTTTTTCGTGACATTAAGGAGTAAAAAAAATTTCTTGTACAGATTTTCCATAATAATTTGCTATTGCGATTTTAATAGAATCTCTGGGAATTCTCCGCTCTGTTTCATACATTCCAAGTGTAGACGTAGCAATTCCAATATCCTTCGCTGCTTCTTCCTGGCTTTTTTCTCCTCTTAATTCTATCAATCTTTTTCCATATGGAATCATTTTTCTCACTCCTCTCTGTCACGTTTTGTGACTAACTGTAATATATCACCAACCGTGTCTTCTGTCAATCACTTTTCGTGACATTTTTGTATTTACTTTTATCACGTTTTGTGATAACATTAATTTATCAACTACAAGGAGGTACATCATGTGGAACTTTCAAAATATCTTCCGAAAGTTACGTACTTCATCTAATTTAACTCAGAACGCAATTGCTGAAAAACTAGGCATTTCTCGAAGCACAATAGGCATGTACGAAACAGGTGCCAGAGAACCCGATTTTGAAACACTTGAAAAAATTGCAGATTATTTTAATGTAGATACCGATTTTCTATTGGGACGTACAAATCAAACCACAATGCTTCCGGAAACTGTAGGAAAGTATTCAAAGACGCGTGAGCTCGACATTATATATGAACAACTATCTTCTCACAACCAAAGAAAGGTACTCACTTATTCAAAGAACCTTCTCTCCACCCAGCAGATGGAAGAAGATCTTCTTGCAGCTCATGCCCGGACGGATGTAGAACAGACTCCTGAGGGTGTTCAGCATGATCTGGATATTATGAATGATGATTCAAAATGGGAGGAATGATATGACATTAGATATATTGGAATTGCGTAAACTATGTATACCTAAAAACATTCGTATTACACTCCATGCAGCTAAAAGGCTGGAACAGCGCGGGATATTCTTAAAAGATGTAATATCCTGTATTATGAATGGAGAAATCATCGAACAATATCCAGATGATTATCCTTATCCCAGTTGTTTAATTCTGGGGATGAGCATCGAAGATAAATATCTTCATGTAGTCATCGGAAATCACGAATCGGATTTGTTCCTTATAACAGCTTATTTCCCAAGTTTTGATAAATGGGAATCTGATTTCAAGACCAGAAAGGAGAACGCATAATGACTTGTTTTTACTGCAAAGGTAATATTGAATCTTCTACAACAACTTACATGACTGATTATCAGGGATGCTATATCATTATCAAGAACGTTCCTTGCGAAAAGTGTTCTCAATGTGGGGAAGAATACTTAAATGGTGAAACACTTGAACGAATCGAAGAAATTATTCAAAAAGTTAAAGGTATGCTGACTGAAATTGCAGTTGTTGACTACAAACAAACAGCTTAAAGAGAACCGTTTTATTTTAATTGCTAAAGGGGTGATCCCAGTTGAATTACGAACAATTACTGACTGCTGCCGATCAGGAAGGATTGCTTGTCAAAGAGCAGCCACTTACTGGGCATGACGGCCTGATCCGTGGCAGTCGGATAGCAATCCGAAAGGATATAGAAACACAAGCAGAAAAATCTTGTGTGCTTGCCGAAGAAATCGGGCATTATCGCACCAGCTCCGGAAACATTTTAGACCAGAATAAGGCAGAAAGCCGAAAGCAGGAGTATCGAGCTCGGCTTTATGGGTACAATCTAAAGATTGGGCTTGCCGGCCTGATCAGGGCTTATGAAGTAGGATGTGGGAATCTTTATGAGATGGCTGAATATCTGGATGCTACGGAGGAATATTTAAAAGAGGCTATGCAGTGTTACCATGCTAAATACGGTGTATACGCTGTTGTTGATAATTATGTCATCTATTTCGAACCATTTGCGGTGATACATATGATTTCATCAGCAGATTAAAGAACGGAGCTGTTATTACCAGATTCGCTATTGGAAAAATATAAGAATTTTGCTATTGAACAGATATCTCGGATGACGGGGTATCATCAGAAACTGATTAAACTACGCATTTCGGATTAATTCGCTTCGGCGTTTTATGTAAAATCATATTTAGGAGAGAGAACAAATGAAAACAGTAAAAGAAATGTTAGATTTTTCGGCAGAATGTAAATGTAAAATGACAAAAGCCATGTCGAAAGGTGTTGAGGTAGTCGCACAAAATCTTTCTGAAAATGAAGTTGTTAATTATTGTATTGGGGCGTTTGCAGAGGGCAACAATGCTCAAATTGCATTTGCAATCACCAATCTCAGAGTTATTGCCGCACAGAAAAAAATGTTTTCAGATACAGTTATAGCTATTCCTATTAGCCATATTAATGATTTAACAACCAAAACTAAACTTACTGGAGATTTTATCATTATAGGAAATGACGCTGGTGAAAACCTTACTATATCTGTTTACAAGGGATTGGGGACTTCCGTAGCGAACGCACTTCATTTAGCAATGGCGTCTTCGGAAAGAAGGCAGGCAGAACCTGATGTCGCAAGCGACCTGAGAAAGTTTAAGGCTTTATTGGATGATGGGATTATTACAGAAGATGAGTTCCTGAAAAAGAAACAGCAGTTACTTGGATTGTAA